CACAATGGTCAGGAACAGTAATTGTAACCTGATCATTTTTTGTAGCGTGCATAGATTCTCTAAAGAATTTAATAAGCCCCGCTGCTTGATCTGATTCTTGTTCTGAATCAGGTAGTATAACCCAGTTAAAAGTAAATGATCTTAATGGTGTTGAACCATAAGCTGCAAATTCGTTTTTATTTAATAGTGCACCGGTAGATCTTTGCATTTCAGTTGCAATAATATCACCAACACCATAACCAGCTAAAGCACCTAACATCGCACCGCCACCTAATTTTGACATGGCAGCACCATATACTGAAATAGCTTGTTGGCTTGCTAACACTGCTTTATTATTAAAAGCACGTCCACCGCCACCCTCAACCATCTCATTTAGACCTGCAGCAAATTGTCTTGTATCATCGTTATATGTTATGCCATCAGATATTTCAATTCCAGTTGGCATATATAAACAAATAGAACCTGTATATGTTCTTCTTACTGGAGTTGTATAAGCTTCGATTAATCCCTTTGCAGCATCAATTCCTTTCTGTGCTTTTTCACGATTTACTAATGTTGAATTTGTACCACCAGCACTTTCCATGATCGCGTTTTCTCTAGTTGTTCCACGTCCAGCAACATTATTTTGATCTAATATTGTAGCAGCAGTGCCTATTACTGCAGCTGAATTACTTTTAAGAAATCCCGCAGTCCAATTAAATCCTTTTTTACCAGCCTGTGCATAATTAAAACCGGTGTTTTTATTTGGAGTACCATCAACTTTCATAAACTCAAACATCATGAATGGCTCATTAGTCAATTGAGAAATACTATCCATACGTTTTTTAGCGTATTCAGAATCTTCGTGACTATTAAAATTTATATCATCTTGATAGGTATCACTACCAACTGTTGATGGGTATTTCCAGTGCTGAAAACCGTCCTTATCATGGCTGGCTCTTGCACCCATTTCGAAATCTTGGAATGGCATATTTGTTCCTTATGTTTGTATATAGTTATTTATAACGATTTGTATAAATAGTTGTATGAAAAAAACATATTCTGGATCATGGAAACCTAAAAATCTTCATAAATACAAGGGAGATCCCAATAAAATACATTACAGATCATTGTGGGAACGCAATGCATTTAGACATTTAGATGAAGCATCATGGGTTAAATGGTGGAATTCTGAAGAAACTGTGATAGGTTATATATGTAAAACTGATAATAAACCTCACAGATACTTCGTTGACCTCACTATACGAACTACAAAAGGTGAGACATGGCTAGTTGAGATCAAACCGTCATCACAAACTAAACCACCTAAACGTAAAAAACTTACCGAAGCATTAACATATATGAAGAATATATCTAAATGGGAATATGCTCAGAAGTTTTGTGATGATCGTGGTTATAAGTTTTATATATGGACAGAGAAAGAATTAGAAAGAATGGGTATTAAAACAATGACATTAGGGTTTAAAGCCAGCAAAACTAAAACTGGTAGAAGAATATGGAAAACACTTGGTAAAAGAGTATAAATATACTTATGAATAAAGAAGAAGATAACGATGGCAAATTAGAATTGTCCCTAAGAATACTTGGGAACGAAATAATAGGCTTTCAAATGATAGTAGATGATTTTAAAATGAAGTGGATGCTAGTAGGTTTGGTCGCTATAGGAGCTATCTCATGGATAATGGTACAATTCGGACCTCAATTAATGGAGACGTTTAGTGGCTAGTTTATTTGACAAGTTAGAATCAGAAGCATTCCGTAAAGGAATAACTGCTAGAAGTAAAGAAGCTGAGAAATGGTTTGCAAAGAATGTAAAGAAGCTTGGTAAGTTAGGGCCTAATGTTTTAAAAGATGATAGACTAAAGAAGACACGTATAAGAGCTGGTGATATGGTAATGTATACCTATGATCCAAAACTTAAAAAGACTTTGCCTTACTATGATACATTTCCTTTAGCTATTATTGTGGGTAAAGCACCAGGCGGATTTCATGCATTAAACCTGCATTATCTACCACCTAAAGTTCGTGCTATCTTCTTAGACAAATTAAATGATGTGGCGAATAATCAAAAGTTTGATGATTCAACTAAATTTAAAATAACATATAAATTGTTAAAAGCTACTGCAAACTATAAGTACTTTAAACCGTGCTATAAACATTATTTGACACCTAATGTAACATCAAATGTTATGAAGGTAAATGCTGCAGAATGGAATATAGCAATATTTTTACAGACAGCTGCGTTTAGGAAGAAGAGCACTAGATATGTTTGGGGACAATCAAGGAGAATGTACTAATGGCATTACCAGTAAGTATCGATACAATGAAGTCTACAATTAACCGTAGAGGTGGTTTAGCAAGAGGAAACAGATATGCTGTTTATATATCTCATCCATCAAAATCTATTAATAGTTTATTAGGATATAATCCAGCAACTCTCTTGAGTAATTTGATCTCAGGCGATGGAGTAAATATAGCAGACTTTATTAATGATCCGAGAGATATGTTTCTATTATGTCGATCAGCAACCATGCCAGGTAAACGTATACTTACACAAGAAGCTATGCATAACCACCACATGGCAAAGAAACCTTATTCAGCTGCAACAGACGAAGTCACTATGTCATTCACATTAACAAATGATTATTACATTAAAAAGTATTTTGATATGTGGCAAGAAATGATTATTGATACATCAGGTAAACATTATAAGGCATTTTATAAGGATGACTATTGTACCGATGTACTCATACAACAATTATCGGCATCTAATGATGTGATTCCTGGATATACAATTAAACTTGAAAATGCATATCCAATAACGGTAGGTCAAATTGATTTATCTGAAGGATCAGATGGAATGGTGGAATTATCTGTTACATTTGAATATGATAATTTTAGAAGTGTCGGATTAATAGATGGATTTGAAGATGTAGCAAATAAGATGTTACAGATAGGAGCGAATACGTTAGACCAGTTCAAACGTGTAATTTAATTATAACAATGGAGATATAATGATATGTTGCCAATTATAGCAACCCCAAAGTATGATATGAATATACCCTCAACAGGGCAAAATGTAACATACAGACCATACGTGGTCAAAGAAGAGAAGATTTTATTAATTGCATTAGAATCTGAAAGTGATACAGCGATTGAAAGAGCCGTAACAGATATTATTAAGGCTTGTGTGGAAACACCAATTAATGTGAAGTCATTAACAATGTTTGATATCGAATTTATGTTTACTACTTTACGTAGTAAATCTGTAGGTGAAGGTATTGAAGCAATGATGAAATGCAGTAATGAAGAATGTGAGCATGAAACAAAAATTAAAGTTAATTTAGATGATATTTATGTAGCTAATCTAGATCCTGAAAAAGATATGAATCTAAAAATAAATGATGAGATTAGTGTTGATTTAAAATATCTTGGTTATACAGATAGTTTAACTCAGGCTCAAAGAGCTACTGAAACTGAATCTGCTATCAATATGGTAGCAAAAACAATTGAGACAATTTATAGTGGTGAAGAAACATATGCAACTAAAGATGCACCGTTTAAAGAAGTAGTGAGGTTTGTTGAAAGTTTAAATAATGACCAGTTTGCTAAGGTCGTAAACTTTATGCAAGAATCACCTGTATTAACTTATGATATTAATTATACATGTAGTGCGTGTGGACATGAAAATGCTAGACAACTGAAAGGATTAACGGATTTTTTTTCGTAGCCCTTTCACATGATAACGTAGCAAATCAGTTAAAAACTAATTTTGCTTTGATGGTCCACCATAAATTTAGTTTAGCAGATTTGGAAAATATGTTACCATGGGAAAGGGAATTATATTTAGTTCTCATGAAGGAACATATTGAAGAAGAAAATAGGCGTAACAAGGAACGAGAAGCAAAAATGGGAAAATAACTTATGGCCAAGAAAACACAAGAAAGTTTATTAGGTGAAGTAGTACAACTTCTGCGAAAGCAGAATCAACTGAGTACGCGCGATAGACTAAAAGAAGCTGAAGAAGCCAAACGTCAGGAAAAACTCGATCAGGATATTTTAGATCCAAACTCTAATAATGCTACTGGTGAAGCAGTTCTTACCGACGCAGTAGACTTTAAACGAAGAATCAAAGCCAATATTGCTGGTAAGGAATATGGCAGGAAGCGAAAAGCTCCAGCAGAAGCTGCAAAGAAAAAAGTCCAAGGTGCAATTAAACACGCTACGTATATGACAAGACGTTTGATTGAGAAATCAAACAAAATGATGTACCGAATAAATGTCGAGAATACAAATAGAGACTTAGCTGAATGGAAAGCAGAACAAGCAAGATATAGAGAAGCTAAACGTAATAAAGAAGAATTTGAAAGAGAGCATGGTGGTGAGCTGTTTGACTTCACTAAGAAAATGCGAAAAGCTTTTGCTCACTTTTTATCTCCTAGAGAAATGGCAAGACAAAAAAAGAGAGAAGAGTGGTCAATCATTAAAGAAAACTGGTTTAAGTATGGCGTTATACCATTAATTGTAGGATTAACAGGATCAATTGCTTTAGCATATGAGGGTATACATTTATGGCATACAAAAGCACTTGCTGCATTAGCTGGTGTAAAAGCTTGGGCAGTAACTACTATTGGAGCATGGTTATCGGGTGGAAAAATTGCTAGTGCATATACAAATCTTAAAACTTCTATATATGCATGGTTTGGTTACGATAAAGCTGGTAAACCAATGTATAAGAAAGTTGATGGTGAATGGAAAAAATTTGGTTGGGCTGGACTTACTGCATCTATAAAGACTAGATTAGCTGACTTAAAAATGAAAGCATATAATTCTATGGGATTAGGTACTGATGGTAAACCAATTGTTAGGAAATATAGAGGACCTCGAGGTGGTGGAGTAGTTATTAAAGCAGCATGGACAAGTGTTGGTTGGATTGGTACAGTAACACGTAGTATTGGAAAATTATTAAATCCAATAGTTAAGGTTAATGCTGGTATAGTTAAATGGACAGGAAAAACTGCGTATAAATCTATTGCAAATACTCTTAAAGCATTTGCCAATCTTGGTGCTGTAAAATTTATAGGTAGATTACTCTGGCCAATTGCTGCTATATTCTCAGTATTTGAAGGATTCAAAGCAGGTAGAGCTGAAGCTGAAAAAGACGAGGCTAAATGGTATACGATATTAGGTGAAGCTGGTGGTGGTGCAATAGGTTATCTTATTGGTGGTTTGGCAGATGCTATTAAGGGATTAGCAGTATGGGGTATTAGAAAAATGTTTGGTCTTGAAACAGACAAAGATGGTAATATTTTACCTGGACAAGGTATTGGCGGTGATGCTCTTGCAGCAATACAAAGTTTCAGTTTCGCAGACTTAGTACATAAAATTGTTGCATTCCCTTTCCATGCATTCTCTTTTATAGCAGACCATATTGGAGAATTATTAAGTCCAGCAAACCTCATGGCTACAGCTGGAAATATGTGGGATTGGGTTACAGATTTACCTGGTAAATTTGTAGATATGATAAAAGGCTTAATACCAGATTTAAATTTAAAAATGCCTGAAATATTAGGTGGTGGCACATGGAGTCTTCGAGAAGCTCTTGGTGTTGAGGCAGAACCGATGACTGCAGCTCAAGGTCATAGCGCTATTGGTCATAACGTAATTAATCCATTCACCGGTAAGGAATGGACAAAGAAGGAGCGACACGCTATGAGGCAGGAACTTGGTCCAAACTGGCGAACAGAAAATCAAGAAGGATTCTTAGAAATGATGTATGAGTTTACTAGAGAACAAAATAAAAGACGAGAATATGGCGGAAGCGGAACTGGTAATGTCTATAACGTGTTGAACCAAACCAACCAATATAAAGATGATGGTTATGGTGACTATATCAAAGCTCAACGAATGGAAGTCCATGGCATGTAAAAAAAGGGGACGAAAGTCCCCTTTTTAATAACTGATTAACTCTTAAGCTTCAGCTGCTAGTTTAGCAAAATAACTCATAGTGTCATCATTGTCCGAATCAGCTCTGGCTACTGGATCAGCAGCTGTCGCAACAGGATCAGACATT